TTTCATCAAGTATCACGACATCATCACCAACTACAAAGAACTCATGATTGTATGGGCGGTCCAAAAGGAACGCCAATAACAAACCATGTGTCAATGTGAACGCACCAAAACTCGGATATAATCCGAGAGGTTGGCCACGTTTCCATTGAATATCACCCATTTCAGATTTCCATCTGAGCTGAGAGATATCTTTGAATAATGATATGTCTAGCAGATCACCAAAGATTGCAATCAATGTTTCAAGCTGAATCCCAAGAGGGAAATAGTCTGTAGCACCGGTTAAATCAATGGAATGAACTGTTTTTCCAACTGACAAGGATCTCTGGATCCAAGGTATTGCTTTCGATTGATCGAAAGTACAATCCCACTCAAGACCCTCAACGATGCTATAAATAGCATCACCGAGAGGTTTGAGTGCCAACTGATGAACTCGATAAGGAGAAGCGATTGCTCGCAACTTCAGACCAGGTTCTTGAAGGAAGTGAACTTCACCTCCATACAGATGTTTATCAGGATTGACTCGCAATCTGACGAGAGGACCCTGGACACCTTGCACTACAGGAGCATAAAGCTCATTGTATTGCCAGGCAAACAGGTAGTTCTCTTCACCAGTAGCATACTGCATTTCTGCAAGTATGTTATCTGACTGGCGAACTCGCTTCTCACTATGGAACTGAGGGGCCCACTTTTCAGTGGATCCTCGGTACTCTAGTAAGGAGTTTCCTCCTCGTTGTACTTGTTTAAAGGGGATAACCCCTTTAACATAATGCTGGTATTGATGAATAAACTGAAGGGATAACCCATCAGGATCTTCACAATTTACGCCATCCATAAACTTCTGAAACTGTGACTGAGTCACAGATTCATTAGTAAATAGGGACGCTATATTTAGCGCTTGTAGAGCTGAGTTAAACCTCTTACGAGATTTCCCTACAGATATGGCGCTAAAACACCAACGCATTACTGAGCCAAAGACTCCATAAGGGAGACCATCTGAGTTCTTTCGAACCCAGGGGAGCTCCGATCGGAGTCCCGCCTTACGGCGGATTAGATCGAGTTTTAGGCTTTTAAGCCTAGACACGGTCCACTCAGGCCCATTAGATCTGACCCATTTAAATGCTAAATCCACAAATGGATTTATCATATAATGGGGCATACCTATGGCTACAAGGCGATGCCTAGCTCCTCTCTCTAACTCACTCCAACATTGCTGTTGTTATGTCATAACTGCTCCTTTCGGATGTGGTTAATGGTTAGTAGAGGGCGGCGTGCCCACTATCAAGAATGAGGGACCTAAATAAGGTTATTCAGCAGACACTACCTTTTGAGTAGTTTCTTCGTTAAATCCTAAGGCTTCAAGAATACATGATTTCAGATAATTCTCCTGGTTTTTAAACAGTGAGTATTTAGCTGATACCATAGCCGGATAAGGTACCCAGTTTTCTTGTGTTTTATTTGGATCTGGTAAGATACCATGTTTCAAATATAAATCACTAAGTTCACTTTGTGTCTTAGACAGGCTTGAGGGCAGTAATTGATCTAGTTGATATGCTAGTTCTTTTGCTGTCTCTAGTTTCTTGATGTTTTGGAGTAACTCAGTTACTTTCTCTATGGGTGTTTGTTGTTTAATCATATTGTTG